CTGATGTCGGTTTGAAGGATTAAGGTCCTAGCCGGTCAGTAAAAGCCCTTGTGGTGTAATAAAGCGTGTGTTGATAAGTGAACAGACAAACCCCCCCTAATCATATCTTTATTTTTTAGAGTGGGGCTTGTACGTTCACGATGGCTCTGGTTGATACAGTTAAATTCTCGTATGAAATCAGAGCATCGTGACGTATCAGCCTTACCGAGGTGGAAGACATGGAATGTCCTTTGGGAATCGGAGGTGGAGTGTCCATTGTATTTACTTTGGACTTGGTTCATGGCATATGCCATCCTTATTGGAGGAAACAATTTGGAAGTGGTGATTCCAATTGTGATCACATTTATATGTGTGTGGTGCTGCTGCCTTATTGGAGGAGCAGTATATTCACTATGTAGTATGTATCGGACCCATAAAGCATGTAAGCTTTTGTGGCAGTTTCAATCCAGAACACATCAAGAATGGTTTGATATGCACATGGGTGAAATTGTTACCAAGCAAGATCGCCGTTTGCAATATCGTAAGAATCGCAATTCTGATGTCATTGAGAAATTGAAACGGAGGACACCTAAAAAGTGGGTGAGGAAGAAGGCTCCACGGTAACTAAGGAGGTATTCAAACCGCAATTAGGATCCGTTGCAATTGCAACTGCCTTTTCAAACTTGGCGAACATTCAAGGTGTACCAATAGATGATAAACTTTTGAGTAGAGTTGAGAATCTTGGTGCTTTATATGTTGCCGCTAAGGACTGTACTACCGTATCCGGCTTTTTAGCCACCATATTTTTGTATTTAAAGACCGAGTATAATAAATCAGTAGCTAATTTAGTTGCTGATTATTTATCAGAGTTGTTAGATGCAGAATTTGATTCACAAACAGGAGAATTTGGTGTAAAGAGTGATAAAGAAAAACCAAAATGGCTTTTACTTTTGAAAGATCTTCAGGCAAATTGGTCTCTTGTAGTGCGCAATGAAGGATTCAAGAAGATATCACATGTTTTAAGCTTGTGTCTAGCTTTAGGATTATGTGATTCCGCAAATCTTGATTTCAGAATTGGAGGCATGAAAATGTTTTCAGTAAGTGCTTTTGCTCGCCATGCATCTGCTATTGATTTAATTGATGCTGCGTTCGAAACTATTGTTTATTTCACCGAGGGTGGATATGCATGTTTTGAGCGAGGCTCTATTAAACCTTTAATATATGGTAACATGGAAATTGAGGAATTTGAAGAAGCTTATTCTCG